TCGGATGGTGGATAAACCCTACTTGGTCAACAAGAAGTCCCATCTTTGACTCATACGCGGCCCTGGCAAATTTTTCTTGTTCGATTCCCCACTCCATAGCCGCATTGGTAAACGACTCGCTAGGCAGGTTTGTGAGCCTTTGGACAACCAATTGAGCCATGTAGTTGGCCCTGGATGCGCTGTAACCTGTTTTTGTCTTGGCAACGATGTCAGAGATGCGAGATGCGGTTGCAAATCCAACCCTCGCTTGTAGCCACTCTGGACTTGATTGATCGAGGTCTGCGCTCATTTCAAAGCCCCTTTCTTTGCGTCTTTGGCGGCAATGATCTTTGTCTTTGCATTGGTATCACCACCAGCGGCATCAATAGCCTGTTTAAATGCTTTCTGGAGGCTTTCTAGGGACTCGCAAGCATCAATGGATGCTAAGTGGTCAGCAAGGACATTGGCGTTCATTGTTGGTTTGCTGGTGTTGTCTTCTTCTTGGGGGCAATCCTCTCCAGCATAGATGTATAGACCAAGACCATGCAAAGACAATGCTTTAGTCATGCAACGCATGATGGCAGTGTTGACTGCAAATGCGTCTGGGCTTGGGATGGCCTTGTTGCGATAATCCATCACAGGCAGTTGGCAAGTCATTGGTTTGCCAAACATGGTGACAGTTACGAACACCATTGCAGTGCCGTTAATGTCCATGAAGCACTTGTCACCAAACATCTCTACCTTGTAAGTGGCACTTGAATCAGCTTTTAAAGCCTCTGCCCATGCCCATGCCCAGGAAAGATATGTGAGATTGTTTTTCTTCTCTGTATGCTCGTTGACATTCTTTTTGAGCAACTCGTTTATGAGTTCGCTGCGGTCAACTAAATGGCCTTTTTGTTCTGGCCTTGGTGAAAGAACTAACGCCTCTTTATCGTACTTTGTATTCACTTGGAACTCCTGTTAAAAAGTGAGATTTAATTGTGTCAGACTTTGTTGAGAAGCATATAGGTGTTTTCCCTAATTTGCTTTCCTTGTTGTTGTGTTATCCACATTGTGAGCATTGTCAGTTCATGCTGAATGGTGTTTATGTCAGCCGTGAACCCTGCGTAGTTTTTGTTTAGGCACTTGTTGCTCAGTGCCTTCACTCTGTTTTCGATTGCCATTAGCATCGTTGAGTAGTCGTTGAAGTCGCTCATGTTTAACCTTTTCAAATGTTTGTGAAATATCTGTGCAAGCTGCACTGTGATAGACGAACTTAGGATCGGTGACTCTGATGGTTGGCAGGGTCATCCTTGCTGGTGTTTTCTCTTTGTACAAGGTGGTTGACCTGGGTGGCGAAGTCACAATCTCGAAATAAGATAGGACTTGTCTCATTGCAATCATCAAAAGTTTCATCTAAGTTGTCTCCAATGATGTTTTCAAAGTGTGATTTCATCTTCATGGCATCCTCACTCGTCAAACATTTCTTTGAAAGGGCCAGACATTTTAGCTTCCATGATCTTGCGCTCATCAAGTGCCTTTTGCACTCGTTCGATGCGAAGATTGCGGTACTCATGGAGTTCCTCCATGTCATCCACCCAAGGTGTTTTGACAACATCAAAAACCCGCAGTTCAGCAATGCGGCGAACCTTCAGTTCTACCCGCTTCATCACAATGGATGCAACATCTTCAGCATTGTTTGCTTTGATGGCTTCCACAAGGGCAAGAGAGTCTGAAATGGCATCAGACACATCATCTGGATTGAGTTCTTGGACAAACGCCCAACATTCATATTTGAATCTTTCCTCATCGGTCGGCATAAGTAACTCCTGTTAAACACTGCAAGACGCAGTGATGGGACTATTGCACAGAAAAAAGATGCGTGGAATAGGTGTTTTCCCTAGTGCAAAAACCTGTAAAACCCATCATACTGAGGCTTTTAAGGACTAGCAAATGCGTTTAAATCTCACCCACAAAACCCTGTTAAAACGGCTAAAAGATGGCCCCAGGACAATGCCACAGCTCACCCACAGCAACACCAATGACAATGCTGTGTCATTCCATTACGCCAAGTACCTGCCTGAGATGGAGAGGTTTGGCTATGTCATCTTCCACGATGAAATGTGGCATTTGACTGAGTTTGGGCGCATGGAGATGAATCGAGCCGTATCTGGTGCGGCAGCAAGGATTGAAAATGGGTCTGTCAGAGAACCCTATGATGGCAGGGAGTTGCGAAGAAATGTGTTTAGGGCTGGGTGCTATGATTTTCTAAAGTGTCCGAGTCGCTTTGGCGACAACCTTGTTTATCAGAAATCAATATAATGGTTGGAAACGGGCTACCTTTAGCGGGGGAAAAGGCGATTCATCACCGCCCTGCCATGTTTCCTCAGTGATGACAACCGATGATGTAAGGTTCTTATGCACTATTACAGTTTCCACATTGGCGACTACAGGTCTGCCACATCGCACTTATCAAATAACGAAGATTTAGCATATCGCAGATTGCTGGATATGTACTACGACACTGAAAAGCCAATTCCTTTGGACACTCAATGGGTTGCGCGGCGCATTCGGATTGACCATGAAGTGGTCTTAAATGTGCTTTCCGATATGTTTGAACAGCGTGAAGATGGGTTTTATCAGGACAGATGCGAACATGAAATAGGTGTTTACAAAGGGTTTTCAGAGGCTGGAAAGCGTGGGGCGGCTAAGAGGTGGTCAAAGGGAGGCTATAGCCCCCCTATAACCCCCCCTATAGCAACCAATAACCATAAACCAAGAACCAATAACCAACAACCAGTTAATACACCTGAAGGTGTTTCACAATCTGTTTGGCAAGAGTTTGTCAATCATCGAAAAGCCAAGAAAGCCCAGGTAACCCAACTTGTGATTGATGGCATACAAGCCGAAGCCAACAAAGCTGGGTTTACCTTGGAAGATGCTCTCAAGGAGATAGTTGTAAGAAATTGGCAAGGTTTTAAAGCTGATTGGGTTGCTGACAAGCAGAACAGTTCGGAGACTGTTTACCAGAGGTCTATGCGTTTGAAGATGCAACAGGCAGTCCCTGACATTGCTGCCAAACAACCAACCCAGTACGAGGATGCGGTTGAGTTCTTCAGAACCATCGAAGTCCCTGCCAAACAAATTGGAGAATCCAAATGAATTTGCCTATGCCTTGGGTTGATAAGATTTTTACCAAATTGACAGTTATTTATGGAAAAGACTTTCTTTCAAGATGGGAAGGGTTGAACATTGAAGAAGTGAAAGCTGATTGGGCAAAGGAATTGGGTGGGTTTTTTAATCATCCTGAGTGCATATCCTATGCTCTCAAAAATATGCCTGATGCTGGAAAACCACCAACAGTTTTGGAGTTTCGGGCCATTTGTCGAAAAGCACCAATCTTTGAACAACCGAGAATTGAACATCATCCTGCCCAACCAGACAAAGTAAAAGCAGAAATTGAAAAACTGAAAACCTCGCCTAGAACTGGAAAGTCTGATCCCAAAGATTGGGCTAGAAGGCACATTGCTAGGTATGAGGCTGGAGAACAAGTAAAACCTATCACCTTGCGGTTTGCCAGGGAAGCCCTTGGGCTAATCAAATGACAAAGCATGAAGCCCACCAATTACTTGACAAACGAAAACAAGGGCTTGCCGTCCCGCAGTACCTTGTCAACCGAGCCTTGGTTGTATCAGGAGACATTGCAATGGCTTGTTCACCTTGCCAAACAACCAGGATGGAAGGCACAGGCATGGCACAGGGCGAAGGAATTAGAGGCTTGCCCAACGCATTTATGGCTGGGGATAACCCAAGATTTAATCAACGAAATGAAAGCACACAATGAGCGAAGCACTAAACCGAGTGATTGAAGAACAGCAAAAGCGTATTGATGATTTATTGGTAAGCAATAAAAATCTAATTGACCGCGCTGAAAACATCTTCAAAAAAAATGATGAATTATTTGAATCGGTTGCGCGACTGATTGATTTCAGAATAAAAACAGATGGATGGACAGACAAAGAACGCGAGCATTATGGGAGTTTAAAACACGAAGTGCGGATGCAGATGGTAGAGGCCGGATATTGTGTCCACTGTTATAACTGGATGAATTTTTGCGAGTGTGACGAATGAGACACGATATTGATTGGAAAAAGGTTCATTGCAAGGTTGGGCAACGAGTGCCCGTTTATCCATTCAAAAAAGACCCATTCATTGGCGAAGTCAAGCGCATCAAGATGAACAGATATGGGCGAGTGAGTTATGTCATTGATGACAAAGAAGTGATGGCAGAGGAATTGTTGCCAGCCAAAAACCAAACAAAACTCAAGATGAGGGTTAATCAATGACTATTTATCTGGGGCTAGACCCTGGTTCTATATCTGGCGCAGTTGGCGCATTGGATTCAAATGGCGATTATTTAGATTCTTTTATGATTGAACACAAGGATAAGAATATATTGCCCCTTGTTTTCAAAAACATGATTCTCAGGTGCATTGACCCAAAGGAAGGTGCAGAGATTTGCATGGAGGCGGTGCATTCAATGCCAGGGCAAGGTGTGAGCAGTAGTTTTCAGTTTGGCAGGGCTGTGGGTGTTATCAGTGCTGTGGCTGAATTAACAAATTACCCTTTTCACTTGGTAAGCCCTCAGAAATGGAAAAAGTATTTCCACTTAACAAGCGATAAAAACGAAAGCCTAGATTTAGCCCGTAGTTTTTGGCCCGAAGCAAAGCTAATCAGAAAAAAAGATGGGAACAGGGCCGAAGCACTTTTAATTGCACTTTACTGGCGAGAGCAAATACATGGTAAACAGGATAAATTTAAATAGCGATAAAACGCAGTTTTCATTAAATCTTAGTCCTGAGCAAAAAGCCATTTTGCAGATGATTGGAAATGGAAACTTAAAACAAGGACTATTGGTAGCTATCGACCAAGCTGGGCACTTTTGGAATTGCGGACTTGAGCCGGAAATGGACTTGCGGTTTGTGGGTTTGGTCACTACCTTGCCAAACCAAGATGATGATTGACCACAAAAAGGCTTGCCAAAGGGCTTAAAACGGCTTTTGAGGGGCTTTTTTTGATCAACCCAATGCACCCTATGTACAAGGGCTTGCAAGGGCTTAAAACAGGCAAGAAAAAACCCGCACTTGGCGGGTCTTAGTTGGTGGTTGCTTACTTTTAAATTTTGGCTTTTGGATAAATGTCTCGAATTGCTGCCCGAATAATAAGTGAATGAATTGGGCGCATCCAATTAGATGGGTTTTTTAGGCATGAAAACAAAAAATCAAGGCCGCTTTTGTTTCTAGCCATATCTCTACAAAGATTGTAATATTCTCTTTTTTTCATTTCAAAGCCTTTCATTTTTTGCGGGT